TTGTTTTTTTCACGGAGGACACTATTCGACGGATCGCAGAGAAATTTTTTCTCGATGGAAAGATCAATTCGGCAACGGTGGAACACGTTGACACGCTCAACGGGGTTACTGTCATTGAGAGTTGGATCGTACAAGATTCGGAAAAGGACAAGTCCGCCCTTTATGGGTTTGCTTATCCTGCGGGTACGTGGGTAATATCCATGAAAATTAACAACCCTGATATCTGGAACATGATCAAGAATAACGAGATCCGCGGTTTCAGCGTAGAGGGTATTTTCACTAATCAGTTAATTAAAAATTCAAGTCAGATGGACATTGAAAAATTGAGTGAACAAATTGTTCAGAAAATCCGCGACTTATTCGAGGTTAAAGATCCCGAAAAAGATCCGGTCGAGTTTGCAAGTATTGACGCCACGGCGGCGGACGGTACGGAGATTAAAATCGTTTTTGACGGTGAAGATCTCTCGGAAGGACTCGCGATATTCATTGAGGTTGAAGGCGAACAAGTCCCTGTTCCTTCCGGGGAATATGTACTTGCTGACGGGAGAAATCTCGTTGTCGCTGAGGACGGGATCGTCGGTCGCGTTGAACCCGCTGAGGAAGAACTTGACAAGGATAAACCAATCGACAAGGACGAGATCCTGAACGCGGTTGCAAGTCTTGTTGACGAGATCTTAGGCGAGTTTATGACGAACCTAAAATCCGCAATGGAAGAACACACGAAAACCCAGATTGAGGAATTTCGCGAGGAAATTCTCAAGCCGGGAGCCGACCCGATCCGCAAAGATCCGGAACCGAAAAAGCGGAACACCTTCCAAAGCCTGAACGCAAAGGTCCGGGAGTTGAAGGAATCCGGCACTTAGGAAAGACAGTTTTATTATTGAATTTTAAATTTTTAAATTATGCCAAAGTATAAATTTGCAACAACGACAAATCTCACGACTTCATACGTCGGAGAGGCGGCAATGGAATACATTCACAAGGCGTTTTTATCGTCAAAAACCATTGCCGACGGCTTGGTCACAATCAAGGAGGATGTTCACAAGTCATGGAAGATCCGCCGGATTGCGTCAAGCGGTTTAATTGCCGATCAAACTTGCGACTTTACCCCCGTTGGGACGGTGGATCTCGACGAACGCGCGCTCGATACTTCAGATTTGGAGGTAAATCTTGAAATGTGTAAGGACGATTTTCTCGGGGATTGGGGATCTGTTCGCATGGGATCAGGAGCAAACAAAAAGCAACTCCCGCCGGAAACCGCGGAGGGGATGATCAACGAAATACTGTTGACCGTCGGCGAGGAAGTTGAACGATTGATTTGGGACGCGACGATCGCAGGAACGGACCCATTCGACGGATTGACGGAAATCATTCTGAACGCCGCGACTTCGGTCAAGATTACAGGCGTTCCGATCGTTGCCGGAAATGTCATTGCACAACTTCAACTCAGTTATGATGCACTTTCAGGATTAAAGATCTATAACAAACCCGACGTTTCAATGTATGTTTCCCGGAATGTCGGAGCCGCGTATCAATCCGCCCTCGGACTTGTCGGCGCGGGAGTTGGTTATTCCAATCTTGCAACCGTAGGACTGAAACCTTGGGATTTCCTCGGAGTTCCTATTCAGGTTATGCCCGGGATCAGGCCGTCGACAGTAATCACGGGACAAAAATCAAATCTGTTTTTCGGGACTGACAGTCTGAGCGACACGGCGGAGGTAATATTGAAAGATATGTCCGACGTTGATCTGTCAAACAATGTCAGATTCCGCGCCGGATTTGCCGCGGGTGTTCAATATGGTTGGGCGGATGAATTGATCATTCAGGAACCGACGATTCCTTAATCAACCATAATCAGAAACGGAGCCGGGTTTGTTCCCGGTTCCAACTTTAATAAATTAAAATTATGGCTTGTGACCTAACAAATGGGAGATTACTCGCGGACTGTAAATCTGGAATGTCAGGAATCAAGACCCTGTTTTTTCAGAAGTACCCTGCAACGCCGACCGTTGTCGCCGGAATAATTACCGACCTTGGAACGGCGGCGTTATTCCGTTTTGAAATGGCTAACGGCGTCGGAGATGCAACGGAAACCCTCACGTCGGCAGATGAGACGGGGGTCGCTTATGTGGAACAGGTTTTGAATCTGGTATTACAACATATTCTCGCGACTGATCTCGACGATGTCAACGCCCTGAAAAAAGGACGATGGGTTGTTTTTGCGCTGGATTATGAGAACAACACCCGGGCATACGGTTTATACAACGGAGCAACCGCAACCGGGGGAGACTCAGGAAGCGGAACCGCCCCGGCGGATGCAAAAGCGTTGACAATGGCCTTTACTGGAAGGGAGAACGATTATGCACCGTTCTTGGAACCCCCCGCCGTACCTTCAACGCCTTACGATCCTTTCGAGGATATGGTTTTGGTAACTGTAACCCCGGCGTATTAATGGTAATTCAAGAATCCATACCTAACAACCGGGTATATTTGAATCTCGGGTCCGCTGATCCTTCAACGGTCAGCGGCCTGAGTTTCATATCTGTTCGAAAGAATACTCAGGTTGAAGTTACTGTTCCGATTGTTCCGGTTGAGCAAAACGACCGCTGGATTGTATTCGATCTTGACGGGGGTCTTTTCCAGATCGGCGAACATACCTATCAAGTTAAGGACGTCGGAAACAATGTTTTAGAAAATGGACTTTTATTTGTAAAAAATGGAACCAACGAAATCGACGAATATCACGGGAGCCTCGAAGGCGAAAAAGGCGAATACACCAATTAGTATTATCGCAATGTCTGAGGCGGACGTCCCCGAGGCGTTTGAAAAACCTTACTCCGATTGGATCTTGTACGGCGAGGATAATTTGTATCCTCAACAACTCGTCCTTGCATGGCAACAATCCGCAACGCATAACGCCTTGACGAATGGGATCTCGCAAATGATCGCCGGGTCGGATATTGTTCCAGATCCCGAGGGCGATCGTGATATGTTGCTCAAATTTGAGATGTTCAAACAACGGGTAAACCGCGACGGGGACACCTTGAAAGATATTATCGACCGGACGTCGTTCGACTTATATCTGAACGGTTATTTCGGTTGGGAATTGATTTGGAATAAGGCGCGGACAGGGATCGCCGAATTGTTCCACGTCCCCGCGGAAGGAATCAGATCCGGAAAAGCGGACCCCGAAACCGGACGGATTTCCAAGTATTATTTTTCCGCTGATTGGGAAAATTACAGGCAGAAGAAATTTAATCCGAAACCAGTCACGGCGTTTAATCTTCTGGACCGCTCAGATCCGCGTCAAATGATGTTCGTAAAACAATACAGGCCGTCACAATTTTACTATTCCACGCCGGATTATATCGGCGCAATGAACTGGATCTTGATCGACAATCGCGTCTCGGAGTTCAATCTAAACAACATTGAGAACGGTTTCTTTCCTTCCGCTCTGATTCAGTTTTTCAACGGCGAACCGCCTCAAGCTGAAAAGGACGCAATCGAGGCGAAATTCATGAAGAAATTTACAGGCAAGGCGTCAAGTAAATTGGTATTCGTTTACAACGAAAACCCGGATCAACAGTTGCAGTTCGACACCTTCGAACCCGCGGATCTGTCAAAACGATTTAAAGAACTTATGCCTGAAATCACGTCGAAAATTATGGTCGGACACCGGGTTGTTTCTCCGATGCTATTCGGCGTAAAGGATCAAACGGGTTGGGGAAACAACGCCGACGAGATCAAGAACGCGGCGATCCTGTTTAATAAGATCGTAATCAATCCGTATCAATTAATCATTCTCCGCGCCCTGACAAAGATCCTCAAGGTTAACGATCTGACTCTTGATATTACAATCGAAACCCTTCAACCCGCTCAGTTCCTTGACGGAGCCGACGAGGACGACGCAAGCGCAGAGGTTGAAATGAGCGCGAATAAAGGACCGGACAAGCGCGAAGTCCTTCCGGATGAACTGAAGGACCGGACCCTTGAAATCCTCAAGGAAAAAGGCGAAAAGGAAAAGGATCTGATTGATGAGGGTTGGATCTTGGTCCAAGTCGACGACGAATTAACCGACGAGGGGAAAGAACTCGGAGTTGAAAAGCAATCAAAACACAAAAAAAAGGATTGGCCTAATTTATCAGAATTTGCGATCGAGTCAGATCCGACCGCGCCCTCGACCCTCGACAATGGAATGTTCAAGATCCGGTATAAATATACAGGACCCCGCGACGATCGGAACCGTGACTTTTGCGCGGATGTTCTGGATCTGGATCTCATTTATCGAAAAGAAGATATCGACCAGATGAGTTTCAGAACTGAGAATCCCGAGTTCGGGACGTATTCGATTTTCACTTATAAAGGATCTTACGGTTGCCGTCACCATTGGAGCCGACGCGTATTTTTCCGGACCGGAACCGTTACGGGAAATCAGACGATTCCGGAAACGCGAAGGATTCCCGCGATCGAACTCCCGGGAGCCTTCCAGCCGAAGGACGATCAAGCGACACATAAGAATCCAAAACCCCAACGTTAAAGGACTTAAATCATGGCAAGAAAAGTATCGTTTTTAATATCCGAGGAATTGATCAGGCAATTATCGCCGATCAGCGGGGACCTTGATTTTGATTACATGATCCCGCACCTTTTGACGGCTCAAGATAAATGGATTCAACCCAAACTCGGGACGAAGTTATACGAACAGTTAATGACTCAGATCGAGGCGTCAACCGTAACCGTTGCGAACGAATTATTGTTAGACGACTATATCGCGAAGCCGCTTGTAAATTGGGCAATGTATGAAGCCTTCGAATTTCTCGCCGTGAAAATGGTTAACTCAGGGATCGTTCAAAGGGTCGTCGACGACGGGAATCCGATCACATTAACCGACGCTCAACGCCTCGCGTCGAAATCTCACGGGACGGCGGAATGGTATACTCAACGACTGATCGACTTCCTTTGCGCGAATAACGCCGATTATCCCGCGTATAAACAGGCGGACCCGGGCGATATCCGCCCCGAGGCGACGAATTGGTCCGGGGGTCTTAACCTTGGACCGGGACAGCCGCGTCAAGGCGGAACAACGGCGGGAGCCGGAGCCGGGGGTTCATATTCGAATCCGCTCCCGGTTGAAAAGACCGTCGGCGGGATTGAGATCCCGGATACATTCTTTGCCGGGGGGAAAACCTTCGCCGAAACAATGGACGAAATGTTTTATCCGCTTGTCCTTCCGACCTTCGTTGCACCCGACAACGCGTTCGCCGATAACGCCGCAACATTGCAGGAAATCGCCGACATTATAAACATTGATTTTACGGCAACCTTTGACAAGGGCGATATTCTTATCAGCGGCGTTCCGACTCAGGATCGTTCAGGTCCCCCGAATACGTATAATTATACCGGGACAGGACTCCCGGCGTCGGTTGCGTCCGTCCTGTTAACGAACATTCAGAACCTCGTCGGATATACTGTT